TTATTTTCGAAGACGAAACCAGTTCGAAAATCTACGAACTATTTAAAATTGGAAAAACTGATTCAGAAATTTTATCAATAATAAATCAAAACATGGAGGAAAAAAACCAATGAAGTGTATTAAAGCAATCAAAGAAACGAAAGATGTTGCTGTCGGAACTATCAAAAGAGTAGACGACAAAACAGCTAACAACATGGTCGGAAACTTTTGGGCTTACGTTTCCAAACAAGAATGGAAGAAAGAAACCAGAAAACCAAAACCAAAAGAAGAGGTTGTTGAAGAAAAAAACCAACCTGAAAAAAAATCATATAAAAAAGGAGAACGCTCCGAAAAACATAAAAACAAACAATAATGGGAAACGTTAAGAAAAATTTATCAGACATGCTTATGCTTGAAGCTCAAGCTCAAAAAGCAAAGGCATTGTTGACCTTGGAATTATTATCTAATCACGCAGCAGGTATTGGTGACCACTCAACAGGAGACTTTTATAAAAATGCTGAAGAGGCTCTTCAGATGCTCGTTGACGCTGATGATAAAATTGAAGCTCTTGTAAAATATTTTTCAGGTGACTAAAATAAAAAAACTTTTCAAAACTTTTGAGTGGTGGTTTGACTACTACTTTGCTTGGATGCTATACAATGGCAACAAGACTCATCGATACATTGAATACATGGAGAAAAAGTGGGGGAAGAAAAACTAAAGTTCAAAGTACATTTTAATGCCTCTCTCGAGTACAAGTTCATCTCTTGGACTGGTCATAAAACCGGTTCAACTACGATGGTAAATGTACTTAATGAGTTGGGATTCAAGTACTATGAGTTCGATGGCGTAAATTTCGAGGTTTTAAATCAGAGACCACAAAGATATCATGGTTGTGACTCTGATACTATACCCGATGGATTTCAAGTAATTGCTTCGATGCGTAATCCCTTTTCACAATTAGTGTCTGAATACAGATATGGTCCTGAAGAAAAGTTCGGAGAATGGTTAGAAAAAACATTACACTACGCACCCCAACAAAAGTGTTTGAACTTTGGGATAAGAAAACCAGATTATGTGGTCAGATTAGAAAACATGTATGAGGATTACTCTAAAATACCTTTTGTAGTCGAATCAAAATACTATCAACTTGGTATATTGAAAAAAGTCGTACAGTTCAAAATGAATCCACACCCTCAAGGCAAATCTAATTGGAAAGATTATTTTGATGAAAGTAGGGCAAGATTGGTTATACAATCTTTCCCTTATCATTTTTCAGAATATAATTATGACATAAATTCTTGGAGATGAAACAATACAAAATCAACATCTTATTTTTTATTATATCTTTTTTACTCGTTTGTCTTTCATATTCAATCTATCTTAATCACAAACTCAAAGATGAACTCGAGAGACTAAAAATTAAAAATGAGTTAATAGACAGTTATTTTTACGAACACAGTAAAATACCAGATGGCAGACAGTAAACCATACATAAATCAAAAACTTACTTACACTAACGATGGCAGATTGTTAGACGAAGACGGTAATGCCGTAATGATGGATTGGGAAAGTCCAATTATGGAAAAGTCTGCTGAGATAGTGTGTAGAAACGGAGGGAAGATTTTGAATGTTGGGTTTGGTATGGGTCTTGTAGACTCCTTCATAGAGAAATATGATATAGATGAACATTGGATAATTGAACCCCACATTGATGTTTACACAAAGATGTTCGAAGACGGTTGGCACCTTAATCCAAGAGTGAGAATTATGTACGGGGATTGGCAGTGGTACATCAAGTACATGCCCAAATTTGATGGAATATACATTGATACTTGGAGAGAAGAAATACACGGGTTCCAAGAGTATGCTCCGAATATTTTGAAAGACGACGGGGTACTTTCATTTTTCAATAATCCAAGAAATGATGAAGAAGGTCTCCACATGATGAAAAGAGATTATGAAATTGTGACCGAGTGGGGAGAGGTTACTTACGAGACTTTGGAACTCCCGCATGTAGACGAAGTTGATAGGCAGACCAACAAAGGTTTGTATTATTGGCACCCTGAATGGAAAAAATACTATTGTCCAATTGTTAAAAAGAAAAATACAAAAAGTATGGCAGCGTTAAACGAAACTTATTTCCCTGACAAAGAAATGGTAAATCACCCAAATCATTATGGGGGAGAACAAAACCCTTATGAAGTTATAAAGGTCTGTGAAGCTTGGGATTTGGACCAAGATGCTTATTTATTTAATGTAGTTAAGTACGTGGCCAGAGCGGGAAAAAAAGACAAACAAAAGGAAATTGAGGATTTGAAAAAAGCTGCGTTTTATTTAGAAAGAAAAATAAAAAATTTAGAGAAATGATTATTTGGTTCACTGGTCAACCTGGTTCAGGTAAAACAACTTTGGCAAAAGAAATAATGTTATCAGGTCCATTATGTCAATGGTTCCACATCGATGGTGACGATATAAGAGACTTGTTTGAGAACAAAGATTATTCCGAAGTAGGTAGAAGAAAAAACGTTGAGCTGGCACAACAAATAGCTCAATACCTTGAATCGAAAGGGAAAAAAGTTGTCGTTTCTCTGATATCACCTTACAAAGACCAAAGAGAAAGATTTAAAGAAAAGATGGGTAATAAACTCATTGAGGTTTATGTCCACACCGCCGAAACGAGAGGTAGAGAACAATTCTTCGTTGAAGGATATCAACCACCAACAGAAAACTTCGTTGATGTTAATACTAACAACATTTCCGTCGAAGTCTGTGCACAATTAATTTTAGAGTATGCAAAAAATTCACGTTGAGGGAGACCCGAAACTAAAAAATAATCCTGGTAAACAATATTCAATGTTTATCGGAAGATGGCAACCGTGGCACGACGGACATAAGTGGTTAATTGACCAAAGATTGGAGGAAGGTAAAAACGTTCTAATTTGTATAAGAGACGTTGAGCCCAACGAAAAAAATCCATTTACCGCTCAAGAAGTTGAAGCACAAATCAAACGTGAACTTTGGAAACTTATCGGTAATGAAAGAGTTAAAGTGATGATTATCCCTGATATTGAGTCTGTAAATTTTGGTAGAGGAGTTGGCTATGATATCATAGAACACATCCCACCTCAAGAGGTTAGTGATATTTCCGCAACCAAGATAAGGGAACAGATGAAACAAGAAGGAAAATTATAGTGGAAAATAATTTTCGATTCGCTGGACTTGCAGGAAATAATTTCTTATTATTTTAAAAAATTAATTATAGTGGAAAATTTTATCAATAAATTACACAATGGAGACTGCATTGAGGTCATGAAACAAATGCCAGAAAACTCTGTTGATTTGGTTGTCACGAGTCCACCATACAATTGTGGAATCAAGTACGACACTCACGATGATTTCATGATGATGGAAGATTATTGGAGTTGGACAGAGAAGTGGTTAACAGAAGTGTTCAGAGTTATCAAAAATGATGGTAGGGTTGCAATCAATATTCCTTATGAAATAAATGTAAAAGGTCGTGGTGGAAGAGTTATGTTTATGGCAGACTTTTGGGCTGTAATGAAAAAAGTAGGGTTTCAACCATTTGGAGTTGTTGACCTTGATGAGGACACTCCTCATCGTGTAAAACTTACAGCTTGGGGTTCTTGGATGAGTCCATCAAGCCCTTACATTTATAATCCCAAAGAATGTATTATACTCGCATATAAAAAACTTCACATAAAAGAAACCAAAGGAGAATCTCAATGGATTGGTACACCCGTTGAAATTGAAGAAGAGGATGGAACTAAAAGGACCAAAATAACATACCTCGATAAAGAAAAAGATGAATTCAAAGAACTTGTTTTTGGTCAATGGAGTTACTTTGCAGATACCAAACAACTTACAAAGGCAACTTTCTCATTGGATATACCACAAAAGGCAATTAAAATTTTAACCTATAGAAACGATGTAGTAATGGACCCTTTCGCAGGAAGTGGAACTAGTTTGGTTGCTGCTGTCATTGAAGGTAGGAGATGGATTGGTATAGAATTGAGTGAAGAATACTGTAAAGTTGCTAAAGAAAGAGTTCAACATTTTATCGACAAAAAGAAACAAATGGAGATTGAATTTAAAAAGGGTTCTTAAGACCCTTTTTTCTTTATATGG